ACCTGCACACTCTCGCCCGCCTCGCCACCATCCCCCTGCCCATCTACAACCGAGAAGGGGCCCGCACCATCAAAAAGGACGACTACGCCCTCCACTACGACGACGGCCACGTCCTCGCCGTCACCATCACCAGCCCCCGTTCCAGCAACGGCACCCGCAACGCCGAAGCCACCCGAGGCCTGGCCTACGACGCACTCATCCTCGACGTAACCGCGCAAGAGCTCCACCAGCAGCACGACGGCTCCTACACGTGGGTCAACATGCCACCTACAGCGCGCCTCCACTACAAAGACCTCAGTCCCCACGCCGCAGTCACCTCCTACCTCGAAACCCTCAACGCCGCCCGCATCCCCGCAGCACTCCGCCATCCCACCGATAGTTGGAGCACCAACCGCTCCTGGATGTACAACCTCTGCCCCCATGTGCTCGACGAACTCGTCCACGCCACAGCCCAGCGACGCGCAGCGCTCACCACCACCACGAAAGGCAACAAGTGAAGTACGCAGGCAAAGAACTCACCCTCGAGAACTACCGGGCGATCCTCACCGGCTACCCCCTCGACATCCTCGACGAGGTACGCAGCGCCATCTTCGACGGCACCCCGATCATGCCCTACATCGACCGAGACCCCGACGACCTCCACCAGATCCGGCTCGCCATGCTCGAAACCATCCCCGAGCCATTCTTCGTACTCCCTGCCCCCATCCTGCGTATCGTCCGCAACCACGCCCACAACCAGGGCAACCTCAACAGCTTCCGCCCCTTCCTCAAGATGGGCCTCACTGTCCCCGTCCTCGCAGCAGTACTCGAATGGACAGCGCGCGGATACCCCACCGCAGGATGCGACTTCCGGTACATGAGGGAAACACAGCTCTCCCTATACGAGAGCGCCCTCGCGCAAGGCATGGACATCAAGCCCTACCTCAACGCGGGTATCTCCTCCGACACGGCCCTACGCTCCCTCCTCAACCTCGCGCGCCCCAGCCTCGCACGCGCAGGCCTCAATGAGGCACAGCTCCACCAGGTCAGCCGGGCCCCCGTCCTCGCCGACCTGCCCCTCACAAGGAACAGCCAAACCGACACCCTCGAAGCACTCGCCGACATGTACGCCACGCGCATCCCTGACACTGTTCCCGGCCTCATGCAGCAGCTCTCCTCCCAGAACGAGGACGGTAGCTTCCAGTACTCCGGCACTCAGATCGCCCGCATCCAAGAAGGATGGGAGAAAGGAACCCTCACCCGAGAACTCCTCATGCCAGGCCTCAGCAACGCCACAGTCAACGCCCGAGCCCTCGAAGCAAACGTCGCAAATCAACGACACAAACACGCCTAAACGCACCTGTAGGCCATTTACCGATAAAATGATGCAAACAGCGCACAAAAACCAACAGAAAGGCAGCGCAGTGAGTGAGCAGACCAAGACCAAGGTGCAGGCGCGCCTGGTCATCGACTTCGGCAACTCGGAAACCCGAGTCGCCGCCCTCGTGAACGGCAAGGCCAGCCCCATCACAATCCTCCCCAACGCCTTCGCAGCGATCGGGGATGACTATGTGATCCCCGACCAGTACGTCGCCGAGGAGATCAACGGAAAGCCCAACGAACTCCGTTCAATCATCCTCCGGGCACCACAGGGACTCACCGCAGGGGAACCAACGCACCTGTACGCAGCAGGCCCCCTCGCCGACCGTGAGTTCGGTATGTCCGCGACCCGCCCCAGCTCCGCAATTGCGACGAAGGCGCAGTCTGAGACTACCCTGTGGAGCTTCCACTACGCCCTCTACATCGGGCGCGAGCTCGTCGCTAAGCTCCTGCGCAAGAAGCCAGATGCCTTGGAAGTCACCTGGGACGTGACGCTCCTCGCCCCACCAAGCGAGACTGGCAAGGGGGACGTGTTCAAGAAGATCTTCACCCTCGCGAAGAGCGTGGAGATCATCGCCCCCGAGCGAGTCAGTATCCCGATCAAGGTGGGCGACGTGTCTGTCCTCGCCGAGGGCCTGGCGGGCTTCATCGCCACCGTATTCACGCCCCTAATGGGCACAGTCGCCGACTATGCCGACTGCGTGAACGAACCGATCATTGTGATCGACTTCGGAGCGGGCACCGCTGACGTAACGTTCATCAAGAACCTCAATCCCATCGCCTCTGCGAGCGCATCCTATCCTGTCGGCGGCAACACAATCGCCTCCCTCGTCTCCAAGTATGTGCACCAGGAATACGGGCGCACACTGTCTCGCGAGGCCGCTACAGAAGCGGTCCTCACCGGCACCATCCGATCCGGCGCGAAGCGTAAGGACGTGAGCTCCCAGGTCAACGCAGCCCGCAACGAAGTTGCTGGCACCATCACATCCCGCCTGCGGGAGACCTTCGAGGCTAACCGTTTTGCTCCTAATGAGTTCGCGTACCTCCTCATCATCGGCGGCGGCGCGATCAAGCCCGAAAAGACGGAACCAATCGCCGAGTCGGTCGTGCGCCAGGTTCGCTCCTTCGCCCCCGACATCGAGCTCCTTCCCGTCAAGGAGGGCATCAACCTGCGCACCCTCAACATTGAAGGTGCCATCAACTTCGCACGTTACGCCGACAAGAACGCGAAGAAGTAACCCCACAAGCCCCTCCGCGCCCCCACGGTTCACTGGCCCCCTGCTCACCCAGTCGAACAGGTAGGGACGCGGAGGCTCAACCAAACAGGAAGGAGCCCAGCATGTTCAAGGCCTACTACTACGGCCTCCCCGCCTCCGCGGTGAAACTCGCACGCAAGGGCTTCGCGCAAATCTACGGGGCTGAGGATGTCGTCGAACTGTCGGAAGTGCCAGCCACCAGACTCAAGCTCCAGTCACACAGGAGCGCCGCACGCAACGACGTGGTGGCCTTCATCGTCCCTGACGGGTATGCGGATAACGGTCAGGTTGCCCCTAGCATCGTGAGCAGCGACAAGTACATCCCCTACTTGACTGACGCGCGCCTCGTCGAAGCCCTGAACGCTCGAGGAGCCAAGCTCGACGCTCCCACGGGAGAGCAACCACTAGACCCCGCCGCCTTCATGCAGGCGCTCGCCACGCTTGCAGCAGCGCAAGGCGCTAACACGACGGTTCCCCAGCAGACCATCACGACTGTCGCACCTGCCGCCACCTCCTCCAACGTCGACATGGCGCGCCTACAGGCCGAACTCGACGCAGCGAACCAGAAGCTCGCAGAACAGGAAGCCCTCCTGAACACGCGCGCGTCTGAGAGCGACCGCATCGCCGCCCTCGAAGCCGACGCGACGCGCCTTGCCCGAGAAAAAGCCGACCTCGAAAAACAGGTCATGCACGGTGGCAGCGACATGGAACTCCGCAAGCGCCTCGCCGCTTTTGAGCGATCCCCGTTCGCGCGCCTCGACGCATTCTCCAACGCAGACTCCATCTTGACGCTGAGCCTGCCGACGGTCGCGACTCTCTCGCCGACGGTCGTCAAGAGCCTGCATGTGATCTTCCCCGGCACCGGAGGAGCCATCAAAACGACGTACAAGCTCATCCAGAAGTACGCCGCAGAGCTCGCATACAACGGCCCCGTCTGCATTATCGACCTGAACGTGGACAGCCTCATCGACTACCGCTTCGGGACCAACGACGTGACCGACGGGCGCGCATGGCTCACCAAAGGAACCGGCCCCGTTCCCTACACGGACACGAGCGTCAACCAGGTCAGCTTCATCACCATGGGCGCGCGCGCCTACATGAACGACCTCGCCTACCTGCTCGTGGACTGGGCAGCTCGCCTCGCACAGGTCGCCCGTGACGGCAAGCAGATCATCCTCGTTGGCCCACCCGCCAACAACATGGTCGCACGTGTCCTCTACATGGCGTTCGCAGCTCACACACTCCCCACCGTCATCCTTGACGGAGAGATTCAGTCGCTACGAGCGACCCTCATCAACCTCGGAGGTCTGAACCCTCAGCCTCGAGCCCTCATCTACAAACCCTCATCAGTAGGGCAGGCGCAACAGCTGATCCAGTACATCGCCGGTTCAGTTGCTACGAGCGTCGTCCGTGAGGGAGATAGGCTGACCGATGTCATCGAATAAGAAGCACACTCTGGTCGTCAAGGGCCTCCCGCAGGACATCTACGACGACGTGATCCGCCCGTTCGCTCAGCAACGGCAGGCATCCCCCCTCGTCATCACCCTACTGACCGCTTACCGTGACAACGAGGAAGTGCGACGCATCATTGACGTGATGCTCGGCTACGAGGAAGACTTTGAGCGCGCACAACTCCAAACCGCCCTGGATGAAGCGCAGCAGGAGAACGAGCGCCTTCAGTTCATGCTCGACTCGCTCACCATGCGCACACAGCAGGGGATGAGGTACTTCGAGCAGGTCGCGCCCGCGCAGCCGCAGGTCATCGTACAGGCCCCACCGGCACAGCCTGAGCAGAATGACCGTATCGACAAGCTCGAATCACTCATCCAAGACCTACTCAGAACCCAGCAAAAACCCCAAGAACCCCAACAAGTTCAGGTGGAAACAAGCGGCTCTGACGACACAAGCCCGTGGGTGTTCCCCACCGGCGACAACGAGGACGACTTCGCGCCCCGCACCGACGACACCCACATGCTCCCCACCGTGGAAGATCCCGAGCCCGCCCCGGAGCCGGTGGACACGGCGAACGCTGAGACCTTCTTCGGCAACCTCATCGGCTAATCAGGAAAGGAGACAAGAGAATGGCTTCCTGGGACACCAACATCCCCACCACCCCCACGCAGAACAACGCGCCCGCACAAGGCGAGGCCTGGGACTCGTGGGGATCACTCGCTGCACCCACAACGTCAGCCAAGAAGAAGCGCGGAAAGAAGAAGCTCCTCAAGCGCACCCTCATCGCCCTAGTGCCCGTCGCGCTGATCGGCACCTACTTCGGTGTCATCGTCCCCCCTGTGAAGAGCCTCCCCGAGGCAGCTAAAGGCACCTCAACGTTCGTGCCCTACATGACGGCCCTTCATGACTTTGACACCGACGGACTCAACTCGGTCATCGAGCAGTCCTGGGTCGCCCGCGAGTACGACTACCTCAACGGAAACGAGGCGCGCATCAACGCAGTGCGTGCCATCCTCGCCACTGTCACATACCAGCTCCCCGAAACCGGGCAGCTCACCTGGACAGGCCAGCCACACCGCAACCCGTTCACCTGGAAGCCCACCACCGCTCCTTCGACCCTGAATAATGGTGAGAACGTGGACTTCCAGCTCGTAGACTACACGGCAGTCACCCTCGACAAGACCGGCGTGAAGGACGCGCTCGCCAAAGCGAAGCTCACGTCGATCAGCGACGTGGAGTTCAGCCGCAAGGTCACCGACGCTTTCGCCACCTACGTCGCAGCGAACGCCGCCAACCTCCCCACGACCACCGTCAGCCGACCCCCCATCATGGACTGCACCGGCACCGGCCTCGGCTCCTCCTGCCGACTCTCCAGCGGTGAGGACGTGTACATGGATGACACCCTGTTCGCGTCCGAGAGCTTCCGCAAGCTCCAAGACACGTTCAGCGAACTCGCTGTAGACGCGCTCGACCCCGAACACGCCACCGCCACCACGCGCGACGACTCCGACGACACAAAGAGCACCCGCAAGTACGCGGACAACTACTACACCGAACCCAACTGGATCGGTGCGCACGCCCTCACCAGCGCGGGACAAGACGGATCCCTCCCCGACACGAGCACACTCCCGCGAGTCGGAGACGGCACCTTCAACGCCCCCGCAGGCCTGAACACCCCCGTCGTCGTCAAGACCAGCGACGGCACCCCCATCGAGGTCACCCTCAGCGCCTTCCTCACCGGCCCCGACGCATTCCGCGCCATGAGCCAAAAGTCCGCGCAGAACCGAGGCTTCGTCGAGTCCAGTGAAGTGCAGTACGCCTTCTACACGTTCAAGGTCCGCAACCTCGGCACCGAGACCATTACCCTCACCCCCGACGACACCCTCGTCGATGCCACACGCAACCCGTACACCCGGACAGGCACCGTGTACGGCCTCACCAACAGCCTTACCCTCGCGCCAGGTGAATCCGGGACGCTCGAGTCCTGGACCTCCTCTACGCGACTCTCCGAGCTCTACCTCATCTGGGGAGCCTCCTACGACCGGGCCACCAACCCCATCTGGTTCCGAGTCCTCGCCGGCAACCCATCCAGCGGAAAGTGAGCAGACAATGACCATCACACCAATGACCGCCGTCCCCGCAGCCCACGCGCAGCAGCTAGGCCTAACCCCCGTCGAAACCCTTGACGGGAAGACCACACTCGAGGGCATCATCAACGTGTGGCGCGCCTTCATCCGCGAAGGCGGCGACTACCGAACAGCAACCGGCATTGTCACCAACGGCAAAAACGACTTCTGGGTCGCCGTAGTACCCCCACAGGACAACCCAACCTTCAACCTGTGGTCATTCATCATGCCCAAGGTCGCCCCACACTGGACAGCACTCACCAACAGCGGCCCACGCCTCGTATCCCCCAACCTGTCGCCCGTGACGCTCAGCCAGATCGTCATGCCTACAAACGCTCCGCTCGCAGCCATCGGCACCCCCGACGCGCTCGCAGCAGCGCTACGCGCACCAATCAAGGACAAAACCATCAGCCAGCCAGGCGTGGCCGACTTCGGGATCGACGCGCATCAGAGGCCTGTACGCAAGTCGCTGTTTGATCACGCGCCCGCTGCACAGCCGACTCCAGTTGTATCGCAAGCTGCCGTGCAGCCAGAAGAAGACGCGCTGCCCGACCTGGTTCTCCCAGAACCCCCAGCACCCGCGCCAACGCCGGCACCCGTGTCCGTCCCCGCC